CACGAAAGACAATATTAAAAGACCCTGCTTATTGGTCCATACAGTTTACAAACGGTAGTATCATATACGGTATTCCTCTTGGAGCTACAACAGACGGGGATACAATTCGTGGTATACGTGCTCATATTTTGGGACAAGACGAAGCTTTTATGATTCCTACTAAATTATACCAAGCTGTTTTAGATCCCATGTTAAACGTTTTGTACGATCCAAACAAACCAGCGGAAGAGCAGGCTGTTAGAAATAGATCAATAGCTATTTCAACGTGTGACTTTGATTTTAGAGACTTTTACAAACAGTACAAATTCTACAAAGCAGTCCTAGAAGCTAGAGATATAAAGCCAGAGGATAAAAAAGAAGTACTAGATGATGCAGATGAGGAAATTCAAAAGGGAGATATTTCTTTATTCAACTTTGACATAGACGATTCTTACTACAGATACAATGGTAAGAGGGTTATGACATGGGGTGTTGACTACGCTCGAATAATGAAAAAGAAAAGGCTTCCTACAACGGACCCTGCCTTATGGATGGCTGAAAACAAAAACATACCACTTAACTTACAAGGTGGTTACTTCCCCTTTGCTGATATAGAAAGAGGGATGAACGTGATGTTAGACCCTAAGCATGAAACATATGCCGAGGCTCTAGACTCATGTAGTGCTTATTGTGTTTTAGGAGTAGACACAGCGGTCTCTAAAGATAACACGGCCTTTGTTGTTATCAAAGCCGGAACGTACGATCATAAAGATAGAGACCAAGAAGCTTGTATGACCGCAAATATGGGTAAAAAATGTGCTTTTGTTGGTGTTGGTCGTAAGTGCAATATGAAGAGGCACTCAAGTGTTCTTTATGCTTACGAAGAAAACAAAATGGCCCAACAAGATCGTGTGGTCCTTATGCACGAATTAATGGATAGGTACAACATTATTGCTATCGCTATGGACTTTAGATGTGGTGGCGGTGAGTTGTCTGATCTCCTGCGTGACGAACATTATATAAAAGAAAAAATAGGTGTTAATGCAAGAGGTATCTATGACCCGCTAAGAAATCCAGGATCAAAAGGGTTACCCATATTAAAGATGTACAGCACAACACAAGATATGAACTTAATGTTCAACGGCTACATGAAGGGTATAATATCAAATCAGTCCCTTCTGTTCCCTAGACCATTACGTGATAGACCAGAAAATGTGAGACTACTTGAAAGTGCTGGGCACATAGAGACCCTAGTAAATCAAGTAGCTAGAATAAAAGCGACTCCATCAGGTCGTAACGTAAAATTTGAAATTGAAAGTATTGATCCTAGTACAGGGAGACAAGTTCCAGGTAGAAAAGACCTTTACTCAGCCTTACTTATGGCTGTCGGCAGAATGAGAGAAATGATAGAAGAACGGGACAATATCGAGACATTCGATCCAGAGAATCTGGCACTTCCTATAGCATTCAATATGTAGACACAGAATAGATACATACGCAAAATTAAAAGTGGATAACCTAAAATATACGAGGTTCACATGGCACTTTACCCACAAAAGAGGGGTAAGAAGAACAGAGCCAACAATCGCTCTAACTCAAAAAAAGTAGACAAGCTAGTACAACAGGCTATTACTTCTATGAATGATGCCGCTGCCGAGCAAGGGAAACTCTCAGCTGAGGGTGTAGCAATTCATAGTGTGGTTAATAGTAGAACTAGCACAAACGTATTAGACAACGTAAACGACCTTCAAAATCCAGACTTACAAAATAGAGCAAAAGTTATTGACTTAGCACGTAAGTTAAGAATGGCAGAAGGTATCTGTGGGTCCGTTGCCGATCTTCTTACTGACTTTGCTATTACAAGAGGTGCTTTTTATTCTGACAATCCAGAATTGAAAGCCGCATTAAACAGATGGGCTACTTTTGTTAACTCAACCTCAGAGTTGACCAAGCATAAAGGTATGGTATTCCCCGTACCTGGTTTAAGAGCCCTATCAAGAAAAATATTTGACGACTATATCGTAGATGGAGATGCCGTATTCACATTGTTTTGGCAGAATGGTGTAAAAATGGATCCAGCTGGAGATGGCGATGCTTTGTTTTTACCAACCTCAATGAAAGTTATCGACAGCACCACTCTTAATATAGATCCAGACTTAGCAAAGTTTGGTGTTGAACGTTTGACACTAGTAATAAATGACCAAGTTAAAAAACGAATATTAGAACCTGAAACTGAAGCTGATAAGTATCTTCGCGATAACATTCCCAAAGAGTGGATCAAACAAATTAATGCAGGTGAAGATATTGTACTCGATCCCAATGTAACTTTCCACCTTAAACGGAATGCGAAAGATTACCAGCCTTGGGGACAATCATACTTTGTGAAGGCCTTCGGAGCCGTTGCAGCCAAACGTAGACTACAAGCAGTTGATGACGCTACTATTGATGGTTTGATTAATCGCTTCACTATCTTTAAATTAGGTTTGGCAGACAGAGAAAAGAATCCAGCTTATCATATTCCATCTACCTCCAGAGTAAATGCGTTAGTTAATATCCTTACTAATCAAAAAAGATCTAACGCAGCTGTTTGGCCCGGACCTGATTTGGACGTTATTGACATTGGTCCAGATGGTAAGATACTGGAGTTTGATCAAAAGTACAAACAAGCCGATACAGATATACTTAGAGCCTTACATGTGTCTTCTTTACTTATTGACGGTAGTACGTCTGGTGCTGCCGCTGATGATTTTATCTCTTTCCTTTCTACCGAGGTTGGTCTAGACGCAATTCGAAGTGAGCTAGAACTTACGTTTACTCTTATTGCCAAAGAGATCGCCGTAGCAAACAACCTAGAGTACACAAACTTGTACTACAAATTTGAAACTCAATTACTTAAAGACCAAGAGAGAGTGAAAAACTTTGCTTTGAAAGTATTCGAACTTGGTGGAATATCTGTTGAGACTTTTGTTAGCACAATGGGTTATGACTTTGCAGCAGAAAAAGACTTGAAAGAGACAGAAGATACAGATGGAACGAAAGAGTTGTTTGTTAACGAAAATGTTCCAGGATTTACAGGAGTCCAACCTGATGGGATAAAAGAAGGTGAAGACCCTGATACAACTAAAGAGGGTAGACCAGCTAACGAACCATCAGAAGCCTCAGCTGGAACCGATAACGTAGCTACTTATTTTTCAATGTACAAGAAAACATTTGATAAAATAGGCGCAGACATGTCATTGAGACAGAAGCTAAACCCTGATGATTTTGATTTTGCAATGATGTCACTAGTGGGTGGTTTTTCTCACTTTAGGATGTTGGTGCGGTCACAATTAGCAGAAACATACAGAGTAGAATCTGGTGGAAACATAACTGAAGACTTACAAGTATTGTACGCTTGGAACGATATATACATAGACAACTTTTACAACGATCTTAAAACAGATATCACAGCTAACTCAGATAACTTTATGGATATCCTGAGGGCTAGTGAATACAGAGTGTTTATGTACGCGACTGAAAGCTACAAGAAAGCTACGTGGGTTGGTAGAATCGCCAAAGCAAGAGTAGTAGGCTTTACGCAGGGAACTTGGAAATGCACCAGCACGACTTCCAAGTGTATACAAAACCACGGGCAATCGTTTGACTTAAATTACTTGGTTCAGAATTTCCCAGGACACCCTAACTGTAAATGTGAAATAGAGTTTGTGTAGGAGTGTTATAATGAACGGAGAACATACAAAAAAACACGAAATAATTGATAGTAGGCTGAAGATTTTACACCAAGAACTGGACATAGTAGAATTAGAGGTAGAATTACAAGCAGCGATTGTACGGAACCTAGCAGAAGGGGTCGTATTGGTCAAAGTTAGTGATGGTATTATTGTATATGCCAACCCGCATCTAAACTGTGTTTTTGGATATGATGAAGACGAGCTCAAAGGACAGCATGTGAGTGTTTTGAATGCCTCTCCCTCCGAAAAAGTAAGAAAAGAGGAAACGAATGCTTTAATGCTTGAGCTAAGAGCAAACCCCAGCAGTACTAGACAATTAAAAATGGCAGGCTCCACTAAAAACGGAACTAAAGTAGAGCATCTTGTTAGAATTTCAACATTTGAGCATAAAACCCACGGAAAAGTCTGGGTGGCACTACATAACAGTATCGAATAGGGGCCGACATGAACAATTCCCCAGACACCAACGGACACTTCAGTGAATGGAGAAGGCTCATTTTGGACAAGTTAAGTACAAATACCGAAAGCATCAAAGAACTTGACAAAGAGCTCTCTGATCTAAAAATAGAGTGTATGATAAAGATAGAGAAAATAAAGGGCGATGTTAAAGCCCAAAACAAATCAGCAGCTACTTGGGCTTCAATAGGTGCGTCAATTACGACAGGTGTTGGATTCCTAATATACTTAATCCTACACTTAACCAAAGTAATATAACCAAATAGCTTGCTACAGTCCAAAAATGGCAACAAAAACCGATCATAAATATAGAGTTTAATTTTAGGAGATAAACCATGGCTATTACAGCAACTCAAATTCAGTTTAGACTAACAGTACCTACAGAAACAATAGGAGACAATAGTCCTCAAGCTGATCCTAATGCCTCTTTGGGAGGATTTGCGGCTACAACCACAATCCTAGCTGCTACACTAAACAACCTGTTCGATGACGTATCAGGTGACGACAACGCAGCAGAAGACGAAGAGTACCGCGCATTCTTTGTACACAATTCAAACCAAACCCTTGTCTGGGAAACAGTAAAAGTTTGGATTAGTGCAACAATAGCAGGCGGAGCTCTTGCCAGTATCGCGTTGGATACTAACGGGACATTCCCTGTTGACCACAATGCGAGTCAAATGAAAGTTATCCTTACTGAGGATACCGTTCCAGCTGGTGCTTCGTTTACCCACCCTATAACAAAAGTTGGTGGACTTTCTATTGGTAGTATGTCCCCATTAAGTGTGCAGGGTGTTTGGGTTCATCGTACTGCTAAAGACACTGCGGCCTTGAACAACGATGGTCTTACTATCAGCTTTGAGGGTGACACTGCTGCGTAAGTTTCAACTCTCCCGTTTGGTACAGCGGGAGAGTTTACTTTTAGAGGTACAAATATGAAGAAATATGGTTTACTACCATTAGTTCTATTAGTTTGTCTACTAGTGGCTATAGGTGCGTCTGCTCAATCACCAGTTGGCTACAAAAAGTGGTACAAAGGTGAGGGAAAATATGCTGCACAAATAGGTGGACCTATTCGTAACTACAAAGACGCAGGCACCCCTTGGTTAGATATTGAGAACGATTGGCGTATTCAGGACGATACTCTGTACACCAATCGTAGAGCAATGTTGAAGACCGATGTTAACCAAGTAGGTCAATCGACTATCAGTTTAACAATGGAAGGGACTACCTATACGATCAGTCAACGTCTTTTGAAGATGATCTGGATTAATACACAGACGAATAACTGGACTGATATTGAAGATGTTGTATGGACGGCAACAGGAGGTCCGATTCCGGCATCAGGAAACGGAGCACGATATGCCATCTTGACTGATGACAACGGTACTCAAAGTGCTCGTGAAGTCTATGCATTTTGGGATCTTACATCTGATCGTTCTGTATCTGATACACAGTCGTTGACTTTGGCTGATCTTGAACTAAGAGGTAGCGAAACCTAATGAAACAATGTTTGATTACATTCTTGATATGGGCGGTGGTGATTTTTGCCTCTGTTCTACTGTGGGTTGATTCGTCTCAGGCACAAACGATAGATACTATTTGGATATGGGATGACACCACAACCGGTGATGGTGTTGGCTATCCCAACGATTCCTGTCCTACAGGTGATTGTTATCTAACTCTTGCCGCAGCAGAAGCGGCTGAGACCGTGGCTGACTTAGTATCAGCAGATAAAGCCCTTGTATTTTTGATATCATTAAGTGATGGTGGAAGTTATACCGCTGAGTCTGGAGTAGTGTTTAATGGGTATGATAACAATGATCTAACAAGGGACATAAAGGTTATAGCAGTCGGGGGTGCCCGACATCCAGGTGTTTGGAATACAGATGCATGGAGAACAAGTGCTACTATATATCCCCTGAGAATTGTAGATGATTATGTCACACTTGATGGTCTTCAAAGTGAACTAACAGGGACAGCGGATGGCCGTTATGGTATTCGTAATATCGCATCCTCAGGGATAACCGTGAAGAATTGTATTGTCAGAGATGAAGGGTCTGGAAACCGTGAGGGTATTCTTCTTGTTGACGGTGGAGGAGCGGCGAGTACAGCTTACAATAATATTGTGTACGGGTTTGACTTTGGGATAGTCGCAGCTGGTGGAACCGACAGTATTTCCTTCTTTAATAATACTGTGGTTGACTGTGTTACAGGAATGAAAACAGGGGCAAATGATGGCCGTTTTTTGAACAACTTGATTTATAGCTGTGATACTGTGTTCAATGATGATAATACTTCGGCACAAGGGATTGAATATAGTGGGTATAATGCAACAGACTCCTCAAGTATAACTTACACCGGATGCGGCTCTTGTGGGACTGGCGATGTGTTGGATATCTCTGATCCTTTTGTAGACTATGCAAATGATACTTTTTTAATTGCTACATCAATTACTGTACCTAATAAATCTGGTACTGACAGGTCAGACTACTTCACTACAGACATACATGGGGAAACAAGAACATTCAATCAAATAGGAGCTGACTTCAAGCCCACACCAGTAAAACATATTTATATTTGGGCAGATACAACAGCGATTGAATTCCCAAGTGATACCTGTCCAGATGGTGATTGTTACGAAGATTTTGCTGCCGCAGAAACAGGGGAGCAAACTAATCTTGTTACTGCTGATAGCGCGATTGTGTTTCATATAATGGGAGCATGGACATCTGCTGAAACTACTGATATAGATATTGACGGATTTACAACTGATTCAGTTAGGAACATTACTGTTCAAACAGAAGGTGAGGCTCGTCATAGTGGTGTTTGGTCCACAACTGATTATCGTAATACACTCGGTAATGGTGAAGAGTGGAATATCCATGATACATTTGTTGTAATTGACGGGATTCAGGCTGAGGGCGATGGGGATGGTACAACTCGTTATGTTTTCCAAATATGGAACGATCATGTTGAGATTAAGAACTGTCTTATAAGAGTAATAGGTACAGGCGGTACTGGATCACTTGGGTTGTATTTGAATACTGGCCCGTTTCTTACTCCAAGGTCTATCAAAGTAAGCAACACCGCTTTTCTTGAAGGATTGAACGGGGGCTTCTCTCTTGGTTCACATGGAACATCCAATAACCCACCTGCTGTTTTCTTCAATTGTACCATTGCGGATTTTGTAGGAGCACCCTTCGCAAGTTTTGGGGGTAGAACAGAGATGAAGAACTGCTTAATCTACAATTGTGGTTCTGCTGATTCTACTCACTTAGATTCT